AGTGGAGTGAATATTATATCTAAATTAATTAATCATCATGGTCAGAAGATGCTTTGGATTCTAGACGAATCCACCACGATAAAAAACAGATCAGCAAAAAGAACACGAAACATTTGTAAATTAGGGAAACTAGTAGCATACAAAAGAATCCTAACAGGCTCGCCAATAACAAAATCTCCATTAGATCTATATACTCAATGTGAGTTCTTAAGTCCAGATCTTTTAGGATTTGATTCGTTTTTTACATTCAGAGCTAGATATGCAGTGATGCAACAAATAGAAATGGGTGGACGTCAAATGTTATTTCCTAAATACTATACTAATCTTGATGAATTAGGTGAGAAACTTAAATTATTTTCTTACAGAGTTAAGAAAAAAGACTGTTTAGATTTACCTGATAAACTGTATACCATTCGCAGAGTTCAATTAGGTGAAGAACAACAACAAGTGTATGATCGTTTAAAACGATTTGCATATGCAATTATAAATCAAGATGAAGTTAGTTTTCAAAATAAACTTACAGAGATATTAAGACTACACCAGGTCGCAAATGGATTTGTTAAATCAGACGATGGTACAATTCAAATTTTTGAAGATTGTCCTAAGATAAAAGAATTGATGAACATATTGGAAGAGAGTGATGGAAAGTTTATAATATGGGCAAACTATGTACAAAACATAAAAACAATTATTAATAAACTAAAGGAGAAATACGGTGATAACTCTGTGGTTTCAATTTTTGGAGAAGTTTCACCTGAAAATAGGCAAGAAGCTGTCACCCGGTTTCAAAATGATAGTGGCTGTCGTTTTTTTGTTGGGAATCCTTCCACTGGTGGTTTTGGTCTTACTCTTACAGCTGCTAGTTATGTGGTTTATTTCAGTAATACATACAATCTTGAAGTTCGTGAACAAAGTGAAGACAGAGCTCATCGAATCGGTCAAAAGAAAAATGTAACTTATATTGATTTAATGGCTGAAGGAACTATTGATGAATTTATTGTTTCTGCTTTAGATCGTAAACTAAAATTAAGTGCTCAAACATTAGGGGAGGAAGTAAAAAAATGGTTGAAATAATTAAATGTCTTTTGGTGGAATGGAAATATGTGCTAAGACTTTCCCTTTATTCGCCCCATGCTTTACAGTGTAACCTGAAGTTCCTCCTGCATTAATATCTACTTCTTTTCTTGTTTGTAATAAAATTTTATTTTTATTTTCTATTTCTTTTTCTTTATTATTTTTAATAATTAAATCTTTTAATCTTTCTTTGTATATTTGAAAACCACCCGAAATATCTTTAAGTCCTGTTTCCCTATCTAAATATTTGTATTCAATTTTTAATGCATCAAAATCTTTTTGTATTTTTTTACATATTTCTTGAGGATCAAATTCACCACAACTATAAACATCAAACTGCATTAACGCTGGAGATACTTCATCCCATACATGCATGACGATATGTGAAGTTTCAATTATAGCTGCACCTGTGATTCCTCTATTACCTGGTACATTATGATAAACTACATAAGGACCCATTAGTACTTTCATATTAATAGATTCAATAAATTCTTTCAACCACCCTTCTAGATAAGGAACCAGTATTGGTGGTTTCAGTGTTTCAGCTCTAACGATTAAATGTTTGTGTACTAATATTTCATTATTCATTTCTGAATTTTATAATAGTTTTCGACCTTTGAAAACCACTTGTCTTCGTATTCAGAAAGTTTATTTTGATCCATCTTAAAACCTTGAAACAGACAGTCTTTAGTACATACAGCTATGAAGCCTTGCAAGATCTCGCCATGTTGTTTTTTATGTGCTAAACTATATGCTGCAATTTGATAATAATAATCTTCAATCCATTCTTCTTTTTTAGGTTTATTTGATTGTTTAAAGTCTATTATAGTAGGTTTATCATCATAGATACCTACTAGATCAGTAGATCCAGCCCATTTATCTTCATAAGCAAGGTTTACTTCACTGCCAAATATCGTCGATAAAGGGCCTAATCCGTCTTCTATTACTCGATGTGCCATCATCCTAGCCTTTGCCCCATCTTCAGACAAATTAAGGTATCCTTGGCCATTTATGTACTGTTCTAGAACATAATGCATCTCTGTACCCCTTGTAGCTGCTTGTGTTGTTATCCTTTGAGCTTCTTGATACCCAACTCTAGCTCTCCAAGCATCTAATGAAGCTCTTTTTTCTGGTGATTGTGTAGCTGATAATATAGTTGTAACTGAGGGTACTTTCTTTTCCCCTACACCGTAGGTTCGTGGTCCGTGGTCATCGTCTCGTTTATACTTAGCATAAGTATATCGATTCTCCCATTTAAAGTCCGTGATAGTAAAAGATGTTTTTGATCTTATAATTTTCATTTGTAGTTAATACTACAAATGTTGAGAAAGTACAGCTAAAAGTATAGCTCCTAGTCCACCTATAATCCACTTCTCTATTCTTAAAATTCTTACTTCTAATTTTTCTATTTTATCAAATGTTTGTTTTTGCATGATTCGACAGATTTTTTCATGGTATTCAATTCTGTCTATTGCAGTTTTTCTTTTCATTACTGTTGTTGTCCTCTCTCTGCTATGGCTTGTCCTAACGGATCGTTAGGAAATAACATATTATAGTTCTGCGGCGTTACTGTAGGTTGCGTAGGTTGTTGTGGTATATATTGAGGAGATACCAGTCCTTCATATGCAGGTCTTGTTAAATTATATACCTGTGGTTGTGATTGCGGTTGAAAATTAACAACTGCGTCTGCTTTTTGAGTACCTTTAGCTGAACCTTGTAGAAAATTTAAACCACCTGCAACTTCACCTTCTGGAGATTTATCTACTACGTTTAACTCAGGATAAAATCTAGATCTTAATTTTGGATCTACTGCCTGTGGGCTAAAGCCTAATTCAGGTATTAATATATTTTTTTTAATCAAATAATCAGTTACTTCTTCAAAGTTTATTTTTTTAGGATCCACATCAGGAAAATCTTTATCTTCTTCTGATGCCCAATTTAATAATCTAAACATAGATTTAGGCATATTTGTTATATCTGCTCTTTTACCTAGTTTATCTAATCTTTCTAAGTCTGTATAAACATCTAATAAATATTTCAGTGATTTAGGATTAGATAATAAGAAGCCCCCTCCTGCTAACATTAACGCAAAAGGTAGTGCTGCAACTACTCCTCCAGCAGCTCCTCCTCCAGCAATAAATCCTCCAGCAAGTCCCGCACCTCCTGTTAACATAATTCTTCTCATAATGTACTGATTAGAATCAGAAATATATTTTCCATATTCTTTATCAAGAATATCTACTAATTGTTTTAAACTGTTTGCTGCTTCTGCACCTTGTTTACCACCACCAAACATTTCAGTCCATTTAGCCATTGCTGCAACTTTTGCACTTTCTTCAGATATTTCTTTAGTTCCAGCATAACCAATTGCTTCTCTAAATAATTTAATATTAAATTGACCTGCTTCTCCAGCAGTTGCTTTAATATCTAAAGCATTAACACTCCCAATTCCATATCTTTGTGATAAAACAGGATCAAATCTTTTAACTTCTTCTAATCCTTTTGTTCCAGAAATATCAAATATTTCTTCTAAATTTTTATATTGTATGACGCCTAATCTTCTAGCATTATCCATTCTTTCCCCTAATGTTTTTTGAGGAATGTTAGGTTGTTTCTCAAACGATTTCAAAAAAGCATCCCATAAATATACCGATCTTGCTCTATTAAATACTTCTTTACCTAATGGATTTCTAGGATTATCAACACCTAAAATAAATTTTAACTCTCTCATACTACCTGGATCATTTTGTTTAAATATATTGGATATAGTTTTATCCCACATTTTATCAGGAGCTATTCTTCCTTCTGGCATTACACCTAATAAACCTTTTGTTGCAAATACATTTGCTGAAGAGTTTCGTATAACTTTAGCTGTAGGACTATTAAATGCACTAACAACTGTAGAAAATATACCATTTGATATTTGTAATTGTTTACCAAAATCAGACATTTTAGTTTGTATACCTCTAGCATATTCATCTGCAGCTTCTTTACCTGATGAATTTAAAATACTGTCATATTCTGATTTAAAGTTCGAACTAGCTAAATAACCTTCAATATTATTAGGATCTGCAATTTTATTAAAATCACCTTTACCCGCAGCCATTAGAGAATAAAATATTCTTCTTGGATCGTCTTTAGTTGTTCTGGCCATACTTTGTACAATCTGTCTCATCATACCTTGATATTCAGTAGGAGTAATAGCATCATCCATGCCTCGAACTTTATTAATAACATCCATAAACGGATCATCAAAACCTGATTCTCTCATCTTAGCTGCATCGTACATAGGCACTCTTTGACCGTAAGGAATATCAGTTTGTTTACCTAACATTGGTTCTGGCAAAGATGCTTCCATTCTTTTCATAAAATTTTGTGCAACTTCTTTAATAGACTTAGTAGGAATAAATTTAGGATTACCCATAGATTCAGCAATGGTATCTACAACTGAATAGTTATCTTGAATAATATTCATAAACTGTTCAAAGTTTTTTTTCATAGTAGGTAAAAATTGATAATTTAAAATACCGACATGTTCTAGCGGTGCTTTACTTACTACTTCATCCAAAAAAGCTTCAAATGTTTGTTTTTCAACTCTTGCTCTTTGTCTTTTTGCAAAAGTGTTAGCTAATGGAAAGACTCCAAATACTTTTTCAAAACCTGCTACAATTCTTCCACCTAATGTTCCTGCATCTGCTACCGTAGACATAGATAGTTGTATACCTCTTCTTGCTGCAGCTTCAGTCATTTCTTTAGCTTCTTTTCCACCTAGACCTAATATACCTTTCATACCTTTTAAAGTTGTGCCTAATATAGGAGCTAAAGAAGAACCAATTGCATTAAAAAACAATGCATTACGCATAGCTTCTGCTGAATGAACTAATACTTGTTGTGCGTAAGGTAGTTTTTTAATATCATTATTTGAAACTTGAGCTAAATCATCATTAACAGCTACATTAAAATCGGTAGCAACATTAGCCATGTCATACAAAATTGATCCTGCACCAGCACCAACTGCTGAAGCAGCTTGAGCTTTAGCTTCGGTTGCAAGTAATTGAGTTGGAGCTCTTCCTAATAATCTAAAACCATCTACAAATTTTCCTAATGCTCTAGCACTTTTACTTAATATTTTTGCTTGTTTTACGAAGGGTAATCGTTGTGCCGCTTTTTCAAATTTATCAAAATCAGTTGCTGCTGCTTTTAGTTTATCAATTCCGTATCCTGCAGTAGGGTTTTTAGCAAATGCCGAAACAATTTTTGGAGCATCTTTTAAATAAACTAAACCTCCAGCCGTTACATCGCCTAACAATTCTAAATCAGATCTTTCTACACCTTCTCCTGTAAATGGAAAAATACCTTTAGTTGCCTCTGTAAAAGGTCTATCTCTTTTAGCTTTTTCACTTGCAACTATTTTTGCACCAATGTTTCTTTCTTTTTCTACTTCAGATACATTAGCATAACCTTTTAATTGACCTGATTCAAAAGCTAAATCTACTGCTGCTCTTTGTTCTTTATTAAGAGTTGATGGGTCAAAGGTTTTTTCATCTAACCTTTTCTGCAATTCTTGTATTGTAGCCATTATTCAATTGTCCCAAGTACATTTATCTGATTTTGTTGTATATTCTTTTTATACAATTCATTTTGTTGTGCAGCTAAAATATTAGCTATTTTAGGCATACTTCTAAAATTATTTAAATATTTTTCAGATCCACCAGCTTCAATGTAATCTTTAGCTACTCTATCAAATTGTTTTTCTAAATTTTCTGCAAGATTTTTGTAACTTGATCTAATCGCTTTATCAGAAGAAAAGAATTTTAAAACTTGTGTAGATTCAGCAGCATCTTCAATGTCTGCTCTAGTTAATCTATCTTCATCTTTTAATGCATTTGCAAGAATATATTTCATTCTAACTTCAATTAGTCTTGCTTTAGTAATATTATCTAATTCAGTTTGTCCTGGTTTTATATCAGCAGTAATACTTTTTACTTCGTTTCTATAAGCTTCTTGTAATTTAGCTACTTCTTTTCTTTCAGCTTCGGTCGGCGCTACTTCATTACCACCTCTATCAATTTTTTTACCACCAATATATTCATTTAAAATAGTTGCATCTATTGGTGATTCTGCTGTACCTAAATTTCCTAAACCTAACATTTCACCAATATCTCCAAAAGTTCCTAAAACATTTTCAACAGCAAGTTTTGTTGCACCTTTAGTACCAAGAGTTCCAGTTGGTAAGTTTGCTATTGCTTGCGTTAATTCATAGCCTTGTTCAATACTATTTAATTGTTTTCTTCTTTTATCTAGTCTAGCTTCAGAAACTTTTACAGGTGTATATTCTGTATATTGCATAGGAACAGCCTGCGTACCAACTCCATCAGCCGCAGGTACTATCATCATATCTAATCCAGTTTCTTTATTTGTAGCTACTTCTACAGATCTTGCACCAAAAGGTAAGTTAGGATCTCTTACTACAACTGTTTTTCTATCTTTTTCAATTGCATCAAAAGATTTATTTTTTTCTTTAGCTTTTAAATAAGAGACTGCTAAGTCTTTTCTTCTGTCTGCTTCTTTTGCAAATAAAGCCATTGCAGTATCTGTAGTTTCAGAACCTGCTTGTCCTAATACATCTATAAAGCCTCTTACTCCACTCTGAGAAGTTTTACCTTTCATTAAACCTGTTGCAAGTTTAAATAATAAAAGATTATTGGTTTGATCATTACCGCCAGTTAAGTCAGTAATTTGTTTATAAAATCTATTGAACTCTTCAGCTTCTTTGCTAGTACCTAATGACTTATCAATTTTATTTTTTATAGCTTTACCTTTTTCTGCTTCTTCTAATTGTTTTTGAGCTACAGCATTAATTTCTGATTCAGACATTGATCCACCTGATTGATCATTGGGCATAGTTGCTTGGTTAGTTACTTTAGCTCCACCCATAGATTTAGGATCGAACATAAATACTTGTGATATTTCATCAATTGTTTGTTTAGGTTTCATATCCATTTTCTCAGCTTCTTGATAAGCTTTAGTTAATTGTTCTTGTGCTAATTTTTTATATTCTGGTGAACTCACATCAAATCCTAATTTTTCTTTTGCTTCTTTTGGATTAGCTTTATCATATTCAATAGCTTTAATTACAATATCTACAGGATTTTGACTAATAACTTGTGGTTCTCCTTGAGTCGCAGGAGTTTCATCTCCTAATACTAAACCTGTTCCAATTCCTCCTAAACCAACAGCAGTTGTACCTCTTGGTATTCTTGCACTAAATTCTTTTCCTGTTGTTCGCATAGCTTCTCTTGCTCCTTGCGGTAATTTTCTAGAAGATCCAGCAAGTCTTAAACCTCTAGAGGCTAATGGAGTACCTAATGCTAAACTTCCTAAACCCATAGCTAGCTGTCCAATATCGCCTTCTTGATAGCCTTCCATAATATCTCCAACTCCTTCACCACCAAGTAATACACCTGTTCCAGCTTCAAGACTTCCTGATGCTCCAGGATATTTTTTTGCTCCTCTAGCCATTAAACCTTGAAGACCTGTACCTGAAGTACCAGATCCTAAACCTGTTCCTGTTGTTCCTAAAACTCTTTGATAACCCATGGGTATACCTTCAGCAGCTCTTGCTGCTCTTATACCTTGCATGGTTCTATAAGCGCCAACTCCAGCTCTTCCAACTCTACCTATGTTAGCTAACATTGATCCTAAACCTAGTAAAGGTATTGCCATTAAACCCTCCTTTGGCCCATATTGTAAGCTGCGTAAGCTCCTATACCTGTTCCAACGGCCTGTGCTAATGGATTAGATCCTGGTGCCGTGGTTGCTGTTACGGCAGACTGTGATGTTGGTAAATTAGTCATGATACCTTTCAAGAACTCTAATCTTTGATAAGGTTCATATGCTCTAGCCATTTCAGTAGCTCTAGATGCTTCTAAAGCTTGTTGACCTAACTGCTGTTGAATTCCACCTGCTTGTAATAGACTAGCAATATCCGCTTGTTGCATTGCTTGTTGTTGTCCTCCTAATGCACCAAGTAGTTGACCTGCTTGTTGTTGTAGCCCTTGTTGTTGTGTTGCTAATCCTGCCGCTGTTTGAAAACCGCTTGCAAGTGATTGCCCAATATTAGCTTGAGTAGCTCTTTGTAGTTCTGCTTGTTGTATTCCTTCTCGACCTCCACCAAACGCACCTGCTTGAACTGCGTTTGCAGCTAATTGATTTTGTGCCATTTGACCTTGTCTAGCAATTTCATTAGTAACATATTGTTGATAAGGATTTAAAAATTGATTTATGTTAGGTCCTTGCATGGATTGTAATACTGAACCAATACCTGCAGTTGTAGTTGGTGCACCAACTCCTGTTGTACCTGCTTGAGTAAAACCTGTTTGTTGTAAGGCACTTGGTCCTGCAACTTGAAACGCAGGAATGCCTACAGGTTTTTTAGCTAATTCTGCAGCTTGATCGTATAAGGCGAGCTTCCGACTTTCTACTTCTGGTGCTTCTCTAGCTATGGATACCTGTGTGCCTGATGACGAACCGCCTCCGCCGCCACCTCCGCCTCCGAAGATGAAACTCATATTATTTTAACTCCTTTGTATATAAATATCTTTTTACTTGCCATTGTTTAGTCCCTAAAAACTTTTTCCAACCCGGTCTTGCATGAACTGCTATTTTCTTGCATCCCTCTGATCTTGCAAGATCTTCTATAGTTTCTGCAGCTTCGCTTTGCCATAGTTCTCTTTTTTCTCCTTTTAACAATATGACTTCACATTGTTTGTAGTTTGGTAAAATCATTATTCGTGTGACAAATACACCAAACACTTTGTACTTCTCACCATCGTCAGAGCCAAACATCATAAATAATTGATAGGCTCCTTGTTCAATTCCTTCTTTTAGGTCTTCAATATTCATGGGGTTACCATCATATTTCAAACCTTCTCTAAGCATAAACTCAACAAGTGACCAATACTCATTAAGTTTTCTTCCGTCGATGTATAATACACCAACTTCTTTTTTAATTTGTTTCTTTTCTGGCTTCATCTAATAAATCGAAAATTCGTTTAAACTTAGCTTGTTGGCCATAAAAGAAAGATGCTCCTTTTTTTCTCATGTCTTTCATGCTTCTAGGATCAGCACCTTCTAAAATACCTGCTCCTAATATTGCATCTGCTCTTGATACAAATTCACCATCTGCTAATTGAGCTAGCATTGTGTCTTCGTCTTTATTACCATTACCAGAACCGTCTTCTACATATCCTTGAGCTCTTACATAATGATTTACATCTTTTTCATCGTGATCAAATTTAGATGGTAAGTAATTAATACCACCTTGATTAAACTTTCTTATTTCAGCTATTCCACCTTTGTTAAATGTGTAAGGACTGTTTTTTGATTGATAGTTATATATATCATCAGGTGATGACATTGGATCTGAACCGTAATCATAAGTTTCTAAAATTCCTTCTAATTGTTTGTTAGCTTTTTCTTGAGCTGCCGCATAGTCTTCAGGTCTTGTACCTGGTGGCATTTCAGGTTTATCTTCATCTCCTGCTAATAAAGTTGTTGCTCCTAAACCTAATCCTAATTGTGTTCCGGGTGAAAGACCCATGAATCCAGAACCTTGCATAGCTTTTGTAGCAGCATCTCCTGATAAACCAGCTGCTTTAACTTGTTCAGGAGTCATTGCTTTACTTCCAATTAATTTTGATATTCCTCCTCCAGCAGGAGTAGCTTGTAGTTGTTGCATTATTGTAGGAGCAGTCACAGGTCCCATAGTTCCAGCTGCAGGAGTCGCTCCTAAAAATGAACCTGTCATACCAGGTAAAGATGTAGAACCAAATGCTTTAAAAGGACCAAAACCTGCCATACCTGCAAATTGTCCAATACCTGCAGCAAGTGCTGCATCTCTTAATGATCTACTTGTTGATTTACCTCTAAGCTTTTGTATCCCAAAGGTTGCTAATGCTATTGTAAATGGATCCATAATAAATATTTAACTAGTTATTATGGTATTTTATCTTATATAAGGCTATTCATCAATATCACTCAACTTTAATGAAGTCATCCATAAACTTACCTGTATAGTGATATTCTCCTACGTGGCTTATTTCTTCATCAATAAGAGCGTATATTTTGCCACCCATAGATGTCCATAATTTACAGAAATAGAAGTCTTCTCCAGTATAAGTTTTAGACTTAGGACTGTAGTAAGAATCAAAAAAATTGTAATAATGAGATCTATCTATCATCTCACCATTAACCATAGTCTTTTGTATAATATTTAATTCACTATATTCTTTTTCAAGTTTTTCAAAAACCTCACGTTTGATCATCATCATACCTGTAGGTCCTTTTTCTATCTCAATATAACCATCTTTTGGTTCTATATTTTCTGGATCTTTTACAGTCACAGGATATACATGACCCATAGTATTAGGTAAGTCATCAGGTCTTCTTTTTAAATCGTTTTGAAATTTATCATAGTTTACTGTTTTCATTGGGTAAGGTATTAACGAAACATCATAAGGTGAATTAAACAATCTTAATACTGATCTTGTAGAAAAATCCATATCACTATCTATAAAAATCATTCTATCTGCATCAGAGTTCATAAAAGCAGATGCACAAAGATTTCTTCCTTGTGTAACTAAAGAAGATTTCATAAGTTGAAATGTTATTTTAATTTTATTTAGAATACATTCTTTTTGTAAATCTAAACAAGCTTTTGCAAAATGAATAGATACTTCAGAATGTACAGGTGTACATACCATTAAATGATTATTTTTGTTGACGTTTGACAGTGAGCGCTCCTTTTAAAAAGTCAGTCCAAAAACGACCTATAACTTTCCAATCATAAAATCTTTGATAATATTCTTGTTGAAACTTAAGTCCCCAAGACAAATCTGTTTTTAACATTTCTTTACATTGTAAAATACATTCACCTAATTGAATGGCTAATTTCTTTTTATCTGGTGTATAAGGAATATAAATTGGAAATTCAGCACAAGTTTCTGGTATAGCGCCGAGATCCGTGGTTATTAATAACTGTCCCGCTGCTAAAGATTCCATAGCAGATATACAAAACGTTTCTTCCCAAATACTAGGGAAACAATTTACATCGTAATCTTTTAATTTAGCTAATAATTGATTATGAGGACAATAACCCATGTAATTTACATTAGGTAATGATTTAGCTTTTTCGTATAAAGCTTCATAGCCTTTATCGTTTTGATTATGAAAAGAAGTACCATAAATTATGGTGCTAGAATAAACATCCAATGTTATGTCAGGATCTTTAATAGCTTCCATTGCTCCTAACGCAACTTCTAATCCTCTCCAAGGAGTAGAGATGTAACACATTTTTATTTTAGGTTTAGGTGTAAAATCTGTTTTTAATTGTAACTCATCATAATCAATTGCATTTTTAATAACTGTACATCGATCTTCAGGAATTTTAAAAAAGTATCTATACTTTTCATAAGTCCAATGAGAGTTAAATACATACCAATCATACTTAGAATGATTATCTTTGTTTTGAAACCAAGGTTGTAAGTTTGGTTGATCATAGGAATTTTTAATCCAAAGAATATTTGACTTAACAGGATCTAAGGGTATTTTTTCTGGAACAGATGTAGTTATTTGCACAGAATCAATCAGTGCAGCAGATACATGTTTCCTTAAATAATCGAACTGAATTTCAGTTCCACCGTATGGTTTCATTACTTGGTTTTACCAAATACTTGAAGAGATGCAACTGTTATTTTTTGGTTAACTTGTAAATCATCCACGCTAGTGTCAGTGTTGGGATCAGCAACATCAGTATCAAAATCAGTTTTGCTAGCATAGACTTTACCGGTTCTTTTGTTTTTTATTTCTTCTTCTGCTTTCGCAGGTAATACTGGGACTTCTTGTCCATCAACTATAATTGTTTTTGTCATTATCTTCCTTGTCCTCTATATTTTTTATAACATCTTTTTTCATTTTTGTTAAGTCTCTTCTTATGACGACCTGGACGTTTTTTAGGTTTCGGCCTAGGTTCATAGTGAACAAACTTTTGTTTAGCCATTTTCCTGCGATCTATTTATTAATGCATATGATATAACACCTTTAACAACGTTTGCTACGTCTGCTTGAGCTTTAATCCCATCGCTTTCTTCTAATACTAGAACTTGTCCTGCAGCTTGGGCTGTTTCATCTGCGGTCATGTTTTTATGAAAAAATTCATAATCGGTAGAAGCAGATTCATCTCTTAAATACATCTCTACTAAATTATTACTATTATGTTCATTAGTAACTGCAATATTTTTTACTAACGCTCGTGAAGAAACATCAATCGTAAGTATTGTAGTTAAATTAGTTGTGTTTAAAATAAAACCTTGATTTTTGTATTGTATTGTCATTAGGATATAAACCAGTTGAATGCATCCTGTTCATTTTTTAAGTCTTGTTGATAAGATGTGTTAAGTTGATTTTCCACAGTTTCTAATGCTTGGTTAATTTGTCTAAAGCCTTCTACTGAATATTCTTGAGGTGGTTCAGGAACATATACGTTTATTTTTGCCATTATCTTCTACCATCGGGTTGTACATCAGCTCTAAAAGTTCCAAATCTCCAATTCTCATCGATACTAGTATTTTCAATTTTTATATTAGCAAGTCTTCCTCTTACTCTAGTATCTATTTTTGAAGTGTTTTGATTCACTATAAAAGTAGACGTTGTTGTATTTCCTGAAATAGGAAAATCTTTTGTATTTAAAGTAATATTAGCATTACCTTGTAAATTTTTAAAGTCTGGTAAAAATCTTCTAATTGCTAATAAATATTCACCATCTCCTTCAACAGGAATATCAAAATCTCCTGATTGTACATATCCCGCTATTGCTGTCTCTGTTCCAGCTAAATTAATTTGATTGACTCCTACTTCATGAGCATAATAAGTTGAGGCTCCAAAAGTATTGGTTACACCATTAATGGTAGGTGCGGTCGGTGTATCTGTTGTGTTGTATTCTGTTGCATATGGATTTGGATACGTTGAAGCATCAGCAAATGAAGATCTTGCTAATGTCATTGTGCACCATGTATTTTCAACATAGTTATAAACCGCAGTTCTATTATTTTGAGTAGCAGGATTGTTTGTAGGGGTACCTGCTGGATAAAACCAAAGAATTTCGTTAAACAAAGAATTATGAGAAGCATAAACAATTTCATTAGATGAATAATTTACTCCATCATTAGTTCCTGATGTAGTAAAGACAAAGTCTTCAATTAATGAAGGTAATAATTTAACAGTACCATCAAATACAAAAAAGCCTCCTCCTGCACCCATCCAGAAAACTTTACCATCTGCATAAACTACGGCATGTTGACCAATACAGCCACAGTTAGAACCAACTTGTCTAATTGAAAATGTAAAAGGTGGACCTACAAACTGCATCGTATATGCAGCTTGATCGGTTAAAACTAAATTATAGTCTTTACCAGAAACAGCAGCTACAATTTTGTTACCTGTGTCTAATCTAAATGTTCCTGCAGTATTAACTGAAGTAGGCTGATAAACATTATAATCTTCTTGATCACTAAATCTTATAAACATAGGATCTTGAGTAGTTGTGTTACCGATAGTTGTTTCTGTTCCTAAATGGATTAAATGTCTATCTCGATCAGATACAATTGTAATTCTTGTAGATGTTGGAGCTCCTGACATAATAGTAGCTCTATTATTTAAAGGGTTTCCTGCTCCTGGATTCCATGTATAAGTTGTACTGTCTTTAATTGTTGCAACTAAAATTTGTCCAAAATTATCTAAAGACCAAGTTCCAGGTTCTAAAATAACATTTGATGTTGTAGAGCCTGCTCCCCATGCCACTGTTCCATAAGTAGCAGTTCCCCATCCATAACCATAGGTTTGAATAGTAGGTCCTATTTCTACATACGTATTAACAGAAGCAGAACCTTGAGTAGACATACCCGTTCCTGTTTCATTAGAAGGCATAGTAATAGTAAAACTATCTGCATCTGGTGTAGTTAAAATTTCAAAAGGATTTGTTTCAAAATCACTTGTTGTATATCCTGTTTCTCCTCCACCAGGTAATGACACAGATGTAAATGTAAAATATTCTCCAACATCTAATCCATGAGCAACTTTATTAACGGTAACGGTTGCTGATCCTGTAGTTGAATCAAAAGTAAATCCTGTAGCTGCGGTGTCTAAAGGTGTAATATCATAAAACGCATCTTCATAATAAATGTATAAACATTTACTTGTACCGATTGCAGCATACTTTCTACCTTCTAAATCTGTCCATGTGTGTTGTGCTCTAGCAGGACCTGCTAATTTTTTCTGGCCTATAGCTGTCCAACCACCAATTTTTTCAGGTTGACCGTATCTAAATCTAACAAAGTCACTATTAATCCATTGTCCTTCTGCTCCTGAAGGTGTGTCTGTTTTGTTAATTCCAGGTCTAATTTGTACGTTTGCTAATGGCATACTGCCATTTTACATCATATCAAAGCTTCTTCCAAGTAGCAGGAGAAGGTATATTATGTTCGGATTTTATACCCTCTTTCATAGTAATCATTACATCACCTGAAATAGATATTCTTGGTTCTTCTTTTTCATTCTTTCCTGTTTCATGAAATATCATTGAAGGAAAAACAACTAAGTTACCTGTAGCTGCAGGGTACTCAGCTTTTGCAAAATTAGTATTATCCCATTTATTAAAATAAGGATCTCTTCTTGGTATGTTTAAACCTACTTTGTGAGCTTCATCATCTAAGAAAAATAAATTACCTTGTTCTTCAGCATAGGGATAATAGACAAAAGAATAATGACTACTCATATGCCTGTGATAAGCAATAAATTGATCTTTAATAGAATAGGTTGCCCAAGACTTTGTAATATAAGCTTCAAATAAAGTCATATCATAGTTTTGCATTAATAATGCACCTCGAATACCTGACTCTATTTCTTTAAATAATTTATTAAATCTTTTATCTAAATGTAAATTATCGTCTATAGATTGAAGTTCTTTAGG